AAGCTGGTGGCCGAAGGTAGCGGGGGCGGCCTTAACTGCGTCCATACGTCCGGCGGCGGCCTGCTGGAGGGCGGAAAGTTCCTTCTCCATAGCGGTCATTCTCTCGTTAGCTTCTGCGGTTTTTTCGGTTACCAGCCCGGAAAGCTTCTCGATGCTGGCGTTAAGTGCGGCCTCGTCGATGACGGCCGGAGTTGCATTCTCACTCATTGTAGTTTCTCCGTGATTGAGTCGATTCTCGCCTTAATTGCTGCCAGCCGGGCGTCCCGTGCGTCCCGCAGGGCCTTCTCGGTCATGTCGCGTTTTAACACCTGCCGGGTGGCGGCGATAAACGCCCCGGCCTGTGCTTTCGAGAACCCTGCGTCCCGCAAGGTCTTCTCTATATCTCGTATGGTCTGTATCTTGTCGATGTCCGCCTTTACAGCCTCAATTCTGGCCATGTTATCGGCGGGAAAATTGCAAATACTGATTTCCCGAAGGTCTGAGACCTTGCTAATGTTGTATCCGCTCCACCAGTCCTCCGGGTCTTTTAACTCGTATCCGCCATCAGGAACCTCTATCCCGACGCTGAGTCCGTCTACCCGGCCGGCTTTCATGGCATGGTAGATGTCCCGGGCGGTCGGAATGGTCAGGTCTAGCTGGCCCTTAACGTAGAGGCCGTCCTCTCGCCCTTCCATCTCGAGCCAGTCCCCCACCGGGATATCGCGGGTCATGTGATTAAAAAACATTTTAGGCATTTTGCCGGATGCCAGGATATCCGCATAAGCTCCCGGGAGGATGGTGTCACCATAGCTGTCCACGCCGTTATATTTGGAGGCGTAACCGGAGAAAACGCCGGAATCATCCTCGGAAACCGTGAAAAATGCCTTCTGAAATATCTCCATCGCGTCCTCCGTTACTGCTTGACCGGCTGGTCTGTCAGGGGAGTCTGCGGCGTCTGTGTGGCGTCGCTCTCCCCGAGCTTCTCAACCGGGTATAGGTTATTCTGCGCCGTGAGCTGGTCAGCTCCATCCATACGCTCCAGCCCGTCTTCCCGCCGAAGCTCGTTGCGCGTCCGGAGGCCGTTCTGGGCGTAACTGGTTTGCATCTGTATCTTTGTGGTGTCGCTCATGCGTTTGAGCACCGATGTCCGGAACTTTAGCCTGATTTTATCAGATTTTACCAGCCCCCGGGTGAGAACTTGTTCTAATTCTGTGCACATCGGCATAATAACCGTTTCGTAGAAATAATTAGACAGGTCGACCAGCTCGGAAGCCTCTCCGGTGAGGAGGCCGTAGGGAATGCCGAACCATCTCGCGAACTCCTTGACGATGAATTCCCGCGTCTGGAGGAGCTGTGTGTCAACCGGGCTTAAGCCTAGTTGCTGGAATTTGAAACCCTGTGGCAGGAGCGGAACGCCCACGTCGGCGTTTTTCATCGCCGTAAATGATTCGATGAAATCTTTCATCTGCTTCTGGTTAAGGATTGGGCTTTCGCTGGAGAGAATTCCGGAGATCTTACCCTTGTTCCGGAAAAGCTCGATGCTCGCATTCTGGGCGCTGGTGGCTTCGGTCAGCGATGTCCCGGCGAAGTGTATCAGGCTCATTCCGACTAGATTGTTCCCGATGCCTTTCCAGTGCATGATGTCCGAGCTGGTGTAGGTTATCTGCTCCCCGTCTTCTGACAGGTACACATACCGCACCCCCTCCGGGGTGTTGTTGACCTGTACCTGTCCCGGAGGAAGCGGGGTTAATGCAGCGGTATAGTCCGCCCCCCGGGCTTTTTCTATCCGGATGAAGGCATTCCCCTCGGTCAGATAGTCCACCGTGATTCGCTTCAGAAAATCGGCCGGAGTCTGTGATGCGTTGGGGCTGACGTTGAGGAGCCGGTACAGCCGGCTGGATTCGTCCCGGCGGGTGTTACCGTCCCTGTCGATAACCTCCAGAACGTCAATAGGGAGCCCGCTCATGCTCCTGGTGATTTTATTGACACATTCCCAGACGGCTGGTATCTGGAGGGCGCTCTGGATAGTTACCGGCTGTGTATGCTCAGCTATTGGCACGTATGGAGACCGCCGCTGGGTTCCCCGGTAGCTTCCGAAAAGTCCTGTTAGCCATGTCCACATAACGCCGCCCCCATCATAGCCTAAACGCGCTCCAGTCTATCGCGGCGGATGACGCCGCATCGTCATTATAATTGTTTTCTACGTCCAGTTGTATGATCTGATTCACGGCCATGATGCAGGCCACCGCCCCGTCGATTTTATTTTCTTTCTTTTCCTTCCGCGGGTATATGTTTTCCTTCGCGTCTATATGGCATACGACGTTGCTCATCATCCAGTGTGTAACCGGGTTATCCTCAATATGCACCCGCCCCGCGTATATCAGCGCCTGCAATAGTTTCATTGGCTCGGAAAAGTTTTTCAGCGTCTGGGGCAATTCAGTCATCGGCGCCCCTTCCTGCAGCAGATTCTGTGATAGCTGGGTAGCTTGCATGGGGTCATATGCGACTGATAGGGTTTCATACTCCGGAACCGCCTTCCGGATGACATCCTCCAGCGCGTTAAGGTCTGTTACATCTCCCCCGGTGGCGTGCAGATATCCGGCTCGCCGCCAGCCGTCATACGCCGGATTGTCGCTGGCGTTGATTGCGGCTTCCGGGAGGTAGTAGTCGGCAAAAAAATAATAATGCATCTCCCCTGTTTCCGGGTGCGGTTTCCAGCATAGCCGGACAATGGCTGATATATCCAGCTTGCTGGCGAGGTCTACCGAGAAAATGCAGTATTTCCCCCGGAAGTCCTCCCGTTTAATTTCAGGGGAAATACATTTCCGGTAGCGCACCATGTCCATCCACGCGCTGTCGCTGTTAACCCATATATCTAGGTACTTTGTGAGGAAATTCTTCTGAGCGGTGGTGTTTATTTTGGCGTTTTTCTGCGCTGAAATCGCGGTATCGGGGTGCACGCTCACACCCCAGTTGGGGTTGGCCTTCCGGAGGGCCTCCTCGGTTTGCCAGTCATCCTCCGGGTCTATCGTGTAGATAATTCCGAAATAGCTGTCGTCGGTTATTGTCTGGTCGAGGATATGCGCTATCGTCCGGCGCTGTTCCATGCAGATTCCGTCCAGAATGAAGCCGGCGGTGGTAATGCTCACGATGAGAGGCTGGTCGCGCTTAGTGATAGCTGATTCCACAACGTCGAATACGTAACGGGTCTTATGAGCGTGCAGCTCGTCGATAATACCACAATGGACGTTAAGACCGTCCAGCGTTTCCGCGTCCGATGATTTTGCGAGAAACTTGGAATTGGTTCCGATGACCACGATGCTGTGATTGAGCGCGGTAACCCCGAACGCCTCCCGGAAGTCTTTGTTCCCCCGAGTCATGGCCAGCGCGTCGGCAAATACTATCCGCGCCTGCTCTTTAGTGGTGGCGAAGCTGTATATATCCGCGCCCTTTTCCCCGTCGGCGGTTTCCATGTATAGCCCTATCCCGGAGAGCAGGGTGCTCTTGCCGTTCCCCCGCGGTACCTCCAGATAGGCTTTCCGGAAGCGCCGCTTTCCGGTGGTCTTGTCCAGCCATCCGAACAGGGTAGCGAGGAAAAACACCTGCCATGGCTCCAGGTGGATTGACTCCCCAGCTTTCGGCCCCTTTACGTGCTGAAGGCATTCAATGAACCGGCACACCCGGTTGGCGGCCTGCCGGCTGAAAACATACCGCCATTTGCCCGTCTTAGACTGCGCGAGGTCGCGCTTCTGGCGTTCGCACGCCAGCCGGACGAACCGGCACGCCGGTATCCTTCCGGAAAGAACTCCCTCAATATACCGGGCCGCCTTCCGGGTGTAGTCTGTCTGTGCATTAGAGGTCATAGGTCTGCGAATTTATTCCCCGTTTTTTCCGTGGCTTTTCCGAAGCTGACCACGCGGCTCCGGCTGGACGGAGTGAACCCGAGGTCGCTCTGAAGCCCCCGGAGGAGGGTGATGGTGGAGTGTAGCTTAGACAGGAGCGGCGACGGGACGAGCTCTCCGTCCGTTTCCCGCCGGAGGGTGCCCCCTTTTTTAATGCTCTCGGAGATGGTCAGAAATTGGTCATAGACCACGGCCCATTCCGAGAAGATGCCGAAGTCCAGCGTGGATAGCATTCCCTCCGGCGCCTGTGATAGAGCGAAGACCCATATTTCCTTGGCGCTGTCGGTCAGATATTCCGGCGGTGTCATGGCCTTGAGGTCATTTTGCGGGGTCGGCTCTGCCGGATTCGCCCGGCATTTCTGCAGCGTCCCCTGCAATTTTTTGACCGCTGTAGGTTTTCGGGGTCTTCCTCCCATTTGCCCTCCCGATTAAAAACTATTTATAATGCGTACATTTTGCACGCATATACGCGGTGG